GTCAAATTTGGAAACCCACCCGATATTTTCAGAAACGCTGGCAAGTGCGACGGTTCCGAGTGCTGTTCCGACTGCTGGCATTGATCGATCCAAAACATCCACCAGGCGCCATCCTTCTGCACCTCCATCTTGTCCGCAGACTGCTGATACGCGATCATCTGTCAATGCTCGAAGATCCGCGAGCGCTGTCAAAGTGTCGGATAGTTGATCCGCCGCGTATAATGCATTCATGAATTGATAATCCACTTGCAGCGCATCGATTGCGGTTTGAATTATTCCAAGGTCACCCGTTGCGAATGATGTTTGCATTAAAATGGCCATCTGTCGAATATCACCATCGGCTTCGGTTTGGATGTCCTCGATATCCTGAGAATCTAATCCTCCCGATTCATCATAAATTCCGATCCACAATAAGCCTTTTGGCTGCATCCTGAAAAATTCCGAAACCGTATAATGAAGCGCGGATAAATCGGATCCGACTCCTGCTGTAAATTGAGTGACTGTGCTGGTCCCGGCTCCGGTGGAAACGATTGAAAGTCCGGCTCCATTAAATGCGGCACCCCAGTCCGGAGCCATAACAATTGAAACCACGGCGAGCGCGGCTGATGCCGTGAATCCTGTGGTGTTGCTATTCGCATTGATTATGGCTGCAATTCTCGCAGCGAGAGTATCCGCCGTTTCAGCTGCTGCCTCGATTACTTCTCCCAGGGTAATTGCGGGATTCCTGGTTGATTGGATTGCGATGGTGTATTTATCCCCGGCGGCACCGACTAAGGTCACCTCAATTTCTCCACCTGTCGCGAGTGTTTCTCCTGTTCCTGATACAATGCCGAGATCCTCGGCATCCTCCAGGGAGGCGACCAGCTTAATTGGCTCTAAAGCTGAAAAGCCGGAAGGGTAAACTGCTGAATCAAATAACAATCCGGAGTAATAATCCTTCCCTGTCAGCGGTCTGCCTAAACCTCCTTGACCAATATTAAATTCTATTTTTCCCATTACTTAGGTTTTGAAGGTTTTTTTTCTGATCCCACTCCTTTTGCGCTGGAGGTTTTGGCTGGTTCAGCTTTCTTCTCCGGCGCTTTCTTTTCCGGCTTTGGTTCAGGTGCGCTTTTCTCTATCTGCGAGCGCGAAATCCTGTACAGTTTTAAGCCTCGCGTTTTACAATGGTAATTCGATCGTGAAACAGAAAAGAAATACTGCCCATCTTCCGAAGCAAATAATTCCTTGACGGTTGGATTCCTCTCAAAATGCTCGATCGAACCATCGATCAGTTTTTGGTCTTTGGTTTCATGGATCATAATCGCTGGCTTTTATTGTCCTTCAATTAGTGAGATCACTCCGACTTCATCGGTCCGGTTGTATGTCGCACCGAATCTTACCTTCGAGTTAACGACGGTTCCCAAATATTCCGGCTTGTCGCGATCGATGTAAGTCTTGGCGTGACCTTCAGCGTGCCTCACGAGCCTTTGATGCCATACCACTCCACCCGCATTTGCTGTGGCTGGAACGACAGCGCCGAGTGCCTGTTTTACCGGAGTTGCATCGTTTGAATAACTGAGTCCGGCGTGACCGAGCGTATTATTCGAGCGCATCATGAAATTGATTCCAAAAATATTTCCAATCTCCCCGGTCCGGATGATGGCGATCTGAGCCTTGTCCGCTTCGTTCAGCTTGTCCAGGAGAAATAAATCATCGATCATCGCGGCTGTCAGCAATCCATACCATTTTCCGACGGGCGCATTCATGCGATTCATTATTCCGTTTATTGCGACCAGGTCGGCATAAGCGATTCGCTTCCTGTTTCCTGTTGCTCCCACAATTTCGGTTGCTCGAACAGCCGTGTCTGTGGTCCTGACAAAATTCGCGGCCAGGGTTGCTCCCCATTCGGTTGCTGCAATGTCACCCGCTTTTGAATTGATGGACATGGCCATCGCGGTGATGATATCCTGGCGCTTATTATAATTCACAACAATTTCGTTCTCGTCCGTGATGAGAATTGGTTCTTCCATGTAAAGCTGCTCCACCAGGTAGCTGCGAATGTCATCAGTTCTCTGCGTGATTGTCAGGGGGAGTGTTCCTGGTACTCCGACACCAACCGTTCCGGCTGCTGCTGCCTGTGGGATCTCGATGCGTTCGACATCGATTCCGATCCCTGTTTCCGATATTGATCTTTTATAGAACGCATTATCCGGGAATAATTGGGACTGCAGTTCCTGTGAAAATTTGATCGGTCTGATTTCTGCCATGATCTTGGATTTTAATTAGTTATAATTATTTTGTTGCTTCTTCTTTCTCCCAGTATGCGGAATAGAGACGATCAAATTCTTTGGGGTTGCTGAGTTGCAGGTTCTGAAGGGCGAGGGGATCATTCTGCTGGTAATAATCCCAGTCCTTTTTTACTGTTTCCCCTTTCTCGTTTTTATAGGAATTATCAGCTGAGAGTGAAGCATTTTGGATCCTCTCCAATGCGGAGGCATGAGGCATTGGTATTGCCTCAACCATATCATTGAAAAAATCAAAGTTTTCCTCTGCTTTCGCGGTCAGTTTCTCCCGCTGATCTTCTGCAAATTTTCCGGACTCGATTGCGGAATCAACAGCCGATTTGATGTTCTGTGCTTTCGAGGCATCCAGCTTCTCGGTTGCTGCTGTGAGTTTTGCTTTATTTTCAGCGAGCTCATCCTGGGTGCTTTTCAGGGTTGCTGAAATTGTTTCAGCTTCCTTGCTGTGTGTTTCCAGGGTTTTCAGGATTGATTCCTCGTTTGCGTCATCCTGAAGATTCAAGAAATTCGTGATTTTCTTCATTTTATGAATTTTTGATTTGTTTATATTATCGATATCGCTTGCGGTTGCCGCTTCAGAATAATTCATGACTTCTAAAAGGGAAAGGTTCGCAGGTGCTCGCTTTATCCGGCTTTTAATTACAGAGTTTACCAGTCCGAATTTTCGCTGTTCGGATGACGACATTACCGTTTCCCGGCTCATCAATTCGTTGATAATATTATCGGGTTGGCCTGTTGCATCCGTCAGAATCTTAACCAGTCCATTTTTGATTTTGATTAGATTCTCTTTTTTCTGCTGATCTTCGATCTGTTCCAGGGATATTCCGGCCATCATCGGATCGTGAATTAATGCGGTGCTGAAATCAAAGGCTCGGCGTTCATCTCCGGTTGCCAGGATTACTGCAGCCATGGATGCTGCGACTCCTTCATTGATGGTTTCGATTATTGCTTTGCTTCTGAGATTCGCCGCGACAATATTGAAGCCATCGATTACATCTCCCCCTGCCGAGTTTATCCTTTCAGTGATCCGGGTTGCTCCTTCCTGGTTCAGCCGATCGATTTCTTCTGCAATGGCAATGCCCGAAACATCGAAGCCGATTGTCCCTCTGATAAATAATTCGAATTCTGTTTTTTTGTTGGGTAATGGATTACTGATTAAATCCCGGATCTCCGGCAAATTGGGAGCGCTCTCGATCCTTAAAAAACTCATACTCTTATTTCCTAACCAGGCGCGGCAGTCTGCGAGTGAAAATTCCGAAGCGTTAAAATGAAAATCCTTTGTTGAAATCTGTTTGTTTCCTTTCAATTTTCCGATGATCGCTTCGATCCCGTTTTGAATTGATAAGCTGCGGAATGAGTCCGGCTGGAAAGCGGAGGAAAGTCTAATTTTGGCGACGTGACTGTTGTTGTGGTCCATTGCGCTGGTTTGTGTAAAATTAACCATTGCGCGGCTGAGTCGAAAGGATTTAACCCACTGATATCCATAATGTCAGCAAACAAAAAACCCGCCAATTAAGCGGGTTCCTTGGTACTGCTGTTGAACACTAATATTTAACTTTTAGAGTTTTTTTCCGTCTTGTCACGATTTCAACAGTGAAGATCGCGATAAACGGTCCGTTCGGAAATAAATAAGTCCCTGGCAATCCGGCGCACTTCACTTGATACTGATGTTGACCTGTTGTGCATGCGCTCTTTAATGTACTGCCGTCTGCGATCGATTGTTTCTCCTGTTCTGTGCATGGTTTTATGTATTGCGCGGCTGAAGTAAATTTAATACTTTATATACTAAAATACAATTTACTGACGTAATTGTTAGATTGTTAAGTCGTCCTGTCAGCGGTTTTTACGGAGCGTTATCCACAACAATTGTATATTCCAGCGTTGCTGGTGAGGCATCGACCTGGTCGGTTGAGATCGGTGCTTCCTGGACAAATGATTCATAGGTCTGTCGCCAATGGCGCAAATTTGCAAATTCCCGATCGTCTTGTTCGTGGATCCTGCGGCAGCTGGAATATTTCCCTTCCACCGTTGATGGTGATCGCAGTCCTATTAATGCCCGGTAAACTCGATTTACAATTGCCAGGTGCTCGACATAAGAATCGGTGTCTGTCCTCAAATCGTGGATGAATATATGAATCGTAAATGTTGCGACTCCATTCTGCTGCCTGGACAAATCCTGGCCTGGGTGATCCCATAAGGTATCTATCCAGGCGACTCGGTCCAGGGATATAAAAGCGGCGGGTGTCCTGTATGCAAATTCATTTTCATTCTTTTCCTCCGGCGTGTTGTAATGCCCGACAAATTTAAATAATGGATCGCTCCCTGGTCCGGCTTCAAGCAGCGCCGCGATTTCAGTTTTTAATGCTGTGTAAAGGTCGATTTTTATTGAGTTGCTCATCGTCGTTTTCCTTTCGTTAATACATCCAGGTAGGTGGCGACTTCTTTTTCGATGTCTTTTTCTAATTCTTTGGATGGTCCTATAAATTCCCGCTTTATCTGTCCCTTTGTTCCTTCGTTATGTTCGGCGGCATAAGCGATTCGCTGTGTACCAACCACCACGATCGATTGGGTTTCTTTTATCACATCGATATCCTTCCATAAATCTCCGGATTTCACCAGGGTTGCTCGGTTTGGATCCACTCCGCTTCTCCTTCTTTTCCATCCATCCTTGCTTTCATCGGTTTGACCACCTCCCTCTCTGAATCCCTTTACAAAATGATTAACCGATTCCTCTCCAATGACAGCCATTGTTTTATTCTTTTCGCGGCTGATCATTCGCGGGTTAATATCTTGTATGGGAAGCCTCCCTATTTTTTTAACTCCTTGTTTAGCCATTTTTCGTTTTGCTGCTAAGTCGCTGATGTTTCATCGATTTCCGGTGATATGTCGTTTATTGCTTCGATCGAGAATAATTGCGTGTTCCGGGTTCCGGTTGTCGTGTTCAGGCTCCAGGATTCTATTGTTATAAATTCAAATCCCAGGATATCATTTATAAATTTCGATTTGACTCTTAGTTGTTGGGGAATATTCAGGATCCGGACTAAATTTTGGACTTCGGTCCTGGGATATGCCATTGAATGTGCATTGATGATTGCTCCTGAAATTGATATCATTGTATCATTACTTGAAATGTATTCTTTAACGGCTCCTTCCCTTCCGGCGATTTCCGTTTTTACAATATTTTTTCGCATCGATGCCTGAACAACCACTGTATCGATAAGGATTCCAGCAAACTGGATTGATTCTTGTATTAAGCCGGGGTTTATAATGCTGTAATGTCCACCTGGAAATTCGACGCTGTCAAAAACAGGAAGTCCGAAAGCCGAAATGCCGACGGGTAAATCTTCCAGGAAATCCAGGAGAAAGGGCGGAGCAAAGCCAAATTTCTGTAATAATTTATTTGCCGATCCTCTTAAAAATTCCGTCGAAACATTAAACTGCTTTCCGACGTCTGATTTTGCTAAAACGTCGATATCTCCTGGGATGAAATCCTTTTTTACATCGCCTTTTGCGACGGAATCAATAATGTCTGGTATATTAAAGAACTTCCCCATTTTGCTTTATTTATAACCTAATCCATAATTATTTTTTCCCTGCTTTGTGAATCTCGCCGCATCAGCGAAGTATGGCGTTTGTGATTCCTTAAAAATGTATTTTGATTTTGCTGGATTGATATTGAAAATGTCCGATGAATTTTTCAGGTTTGGGACGGCTGGTTCTCCCCTGGTTGCTCGATCTTTGTTTACCTGTTTGCGCTGGTCATCCAGGTTTGTTTCATTTGCCTGTCTTAATCTGATAACGCGGCATCGGCAGTTCCATCCATTCGGCGGGATCCGGGTGTCCCAGAATGGATCGTCGACTGGTTTTACGATTCCATCCCAGTCCCGGTGTTCCGGACGGACCCGGCCATCGTTCACGGTTTGATATTGGAGCATCGGAAATGTTTCTTTTTGATCCTGGGTTCGCACCCATCGGTCTGCTGATTGCGCTGATGAGAAGGCTGTGTTTTGTTCCGTTTTCAGCCAGATTTGATTATACTGTTTATTGACGCGGGAGGCTCTTGCAGAAAAATCTTTGAATGGTCGCTTCGATCCGTCGGGCAGAAATACATCCTCATTCAGCTGGATTACATTGCTGGCTGTTTTTGCTCCTGCAGTTTCATTTATGTTTTTCCTGAATCCTTTATAAATCAATTCTTTATTTAAAACCGTTTGCTCCGGCACAAATCCCTCATCGACCTGGCCCATAAGTTCAGCAAAGGAAAACTCGAATAATTTTTCCGGCAAATTAAAGGCTGTTATGACTCCACCATAAACTCCTTCTATCAACTGGCGATTCATCGCTGATGTCCATTCTGCCATTATGTGAATAGGAATATTAGTAAAAAGCCGCGATCAAGTACTGCGTCATTAAATTCCGTGTTATCAAATAGGGATGCATTTCCAGATTCGCGCTCCAGGATCACGTTTGTATCGTCCCACCTGAACCATCCCCCATTCATATTTGAAAAACTGAAAAGCGTATCTCCGGTGTCATTTATAATTGTTGCCTGGACGCTGCGTATCAAGTTTTTATCTAATAAACCATGTGGAATTACTACAGTTGCGACGGTGTCCATATTCCACGGCCCTATTGCAAAATTAATAGGTGCGCCGACTGGAACCAGGGATAATCTCCAAAATTCTTTAATCGTTCCCTGGTCATTTACGTACATTAAAAAGGTCGGCTCCGTGACCGTTGTGATCAGAAATCCACTCACCGTTCGGATCTCATAAATGCCAAAACCCGTTCCTGGTGCATGATCGAAAAAGTGCAGAAAAAATACCTCCGTTGATGCGATTATATTGGTGTCCGGAACGGTCATAATCCAGGTATTACCAGCGCCGCTGATCCCGGCCTTAACTAATTCATCGGTGTTTTGAATCGCGAAACTTTGTGCATTGAATTCAACAAGATTTCCTTCAATGATTTGCTTGATTTTGTCCGGCATCGTGAATCCTTGGGTGTCCAGGACGTTCGATGGAAGCGGAGCGCCAGTCCCGTTGACTAAAACTCCCCGGTTTATTTGCCAGGTTTCCCTGGGGACGGCATCGTTGTAAACCTTATCCCCAGCGGGATCATAAGTTACATCCTTTTCATAATAATATTGGTCGCTCGAAACGAAAGGCGTGCTTTGTGCATCGACTCTTAAAATTTCATCGTTCAGCCAAATATAACCGTCTGTTACCGTCGCAGAAACTCCCGCGAGAATCGTTGGAATGCAGCCGACGACGATGTAATTTAGATTTGTCCCTATATTGAAAGCGCCGAACATCGCATCATAGGATCTGAATACTGCATCCACGTTTCGCTGGAGGTCATCGATGTTTACATCCGGCTCTCCACCTGTGAACCATAATTTTCTGTTTGTCATAATTAAAAGAATATTACGTCATAAATTTTTCCTGCTTGCTTGTAAGTATCGACGACGCTGCGAAGTTGAGCCACATCGATGCCGACGGCGCTTGGGATATTTACTATAAAATCAAATTCTCCAGCGGTTTCAATTCCTAACCAGAATATTTTTGGGAATGGATCCACCTCTCCTTCTTTATAAAAACTTTGCGGTGTGGGATCCACCTCTCCCTGCTTATAAAAATCAAAATTGTAATTTAATGGTCCGAAGGCATCCGACAGGAATAGTCGTCTTAATGTCGGATCAAAATCCGTATTTATAGAAATCTCCAGGACTCCATGCTGGCCCGTCCTGTTTGTTTTTTTCTGTATGTTAAAAGCCAGTTCAAATAAATCATCCGTGAT